GTTAACAAACCATTAATATCAATTTCTTTCATATTTTAATCATTTTTAATTTAAACCTTTTATTTTTGCAAATATATAAATAAATATTCAAAAATCCAAATTTTAAACCATTTATTTTCAAAAAAAAATATGAAATAAACCTTTTATTTTCATTCCTATGCTTAAAAATAAACCATTAAGAATAAAATAACTTAGTCAATGTAAAATAAAAAAAGACTGCTAGATAATAAACCTAACAGTCTTTTTAAGTTATTGATTTTCAGCGATTTATCTGAATTCATTGATGCTCCAATGTACAAGACCATCGACTCTCACGTGTCCATAGTACCTATTGTTAACCATCTTCTTAGCGTACCTTGTCATAATCCCCTTCACGGGTGCGAAGTTGAATGGGTTGTACATAGTAGGAGTCAACTGCATTGGCACATATGGTGCATAGATGTAACCTGTGTCAAGAAGTGACTTACCCTTGTGACCGATGATAATTGACCAGTGAGGTGAATATGGGTCACGATAAACAGTGTAACGTGCGTTCAATGAACCAATCTTCTCAATACCCATATTGTACTGGTCGCTCTCTGCTGATGCGTCTGAAACGTGGAAGTACTCAAGGTTGTCGAACAATGCGCTAATTTCTGAAGATACAACTATGAAGTTTGCACCACCACGAAGAGTTGACTTGTGAATCTGTGCAGAAATCTGGTTAATCTTAGTCATAAGCTCTTGGTTCCAGTCCTTCTGAGTGTAGTTAGTTGAGAATGCTGCCATACGTCTCCAACCGTTAACATCCCAACGAGCCTGCCAAGGTGCACCCTTACGAAGGTCACGAAGAATTTCACGGTCAATTTCTGCGGCAATCTGCTCTGAAAGGATAGCGGTCAACTCAGCCTCTGCGTCAATGTTGTGGAATGCAGAAACGTCTTGTGCCAACTCTGGTGACCATGTAGCACGAAGCTTTCTTTCCTCAACTGATACGGTTACTGAATCAAGCTTGAAGCTAACCTCACCGATTTCGGTCTCAAGCTCAAGAGAATCATACTGTGCCCAAGCAATCTTGAACAAACTTGCAATATTTTCCTTAGTTGCCTCGTAGTCGATAGAACCGCCAGTGGTCTTAACGATTTCTGCGTCTAAAGCAGCAGCGTCAACACCAATGTAACCATCGATAGTACCTGCTTGCTGGATAACTGGTTTAGCCAAATCCAACTCAATATACATCTTACCTTCAGCATCGCAAGCTGCACCGTATTCTACGATACCCTTACCATACTTCTGAGTAACAACTCTGAAAGGAACAGACTCGAACTTACGGAAAGCTGCGGTCTTAACAGTGTCAGAACCAGGAGCATTAGCTGCTGCGAATTCCTTCTGAGTGATAACCTTCAAAGAAGCCAAGAAACCTTCGGTATCCATTTCGTTACCATCAGGACCAGTCAACTTTGATGCGTTGAATGATGAGAAACCATCAATCTCAAGAATCAAGTTACGGATAGTTCCGTCAAATCCACTCTGGAAGTACATGTTCAAGTTGTCAGCGCCAAAAGGACGAACACCACTAGGGGTTAGGAATACTGGAACAGCACCACCAACCTTGATAGTAACCTTACCCTTTGAGTTGTCATACAAGAAGTCATTGTAGAACAAGTCATACAAACTCTTCTGGAAATACTGAGTTACCTCTGGACCTGCTTGACGAAGAGCAGTTACGCCAAGACCTTCAGCAGCAGCACGCTCTTTAGCTGCATCGAAGTCGGTTGCATCCTCAAGAGTCTCGTTCAACTGTGGAACGTACCATGAGTTCTTGTCAAGTTCACTTACAGTCTCGTCTGGAAGATAGTAACGTGGTTCAACACGGCCTTCCTTGTTACGGTTTACACGGTCATAACCCATGAGACCCTTGTGACGACCAGTAGTGCCATCGATGATGTCACCAGGAGTTGCGCCAGTTGCATCCTCTGGAAGTTCCCACTCTCTCTCTGAAGTAACAGGGAGGATGAAGAACAACTTACCAACTGGAAGGTTCATAGCTTGAACTGAAACGATGTCATTAGCAAGCAACTTGCTAAATACACGTCTAATGATTGGGAAAACAACGGTCTCAAATGAACCGCTATTGTCTGAAGCAGTAGCCTCGTAAATCAAGTGCTTTGCCTCATTTTCGTACAATGTAGCAACATTCTCCTTGATACCCTCTGGCAAACCTTCGGTAAAGCCGAGCTGGTCCCAGCGGTTCTGAATGTCCTCACGTATCTGTCTTTGTGCGTTGTACTCGATATTACCAACTACACCACTTGATAGAAATTCCTTCATATAATTTAATAAATTATTTTTAAGTTATTTTTTTATTATAAATACACACAAAAATCAAAAAGTGTTTTATTTCATCATTCTGTGCATCAAATCAAGAGAATCTAACATGTCAGGTGACTTGTAGATAGTTGTCTCATTGATTTTCTTTGAACCTTCAACCGTAAGACTCTTGTCTTCAGTGATGTTCATTTTATTTGATTTCTTTAGGTCACGACTGATGGATTCGTAAAGATTCTTAGATGCCTCAATTGTCTTAGCCTCCTTTGAGAATCTAGAAATGATTTCTTTCTTCTCATCTTGTGAAGTTGAATTTTCAGAAATCAATTTGATAATCTGTGCAAGATTATGGTTGGTTACAGCAGCTTCCTTCAATGACTGCATAACGTCAGTCAAAGTGGTCTTAAGCTCCTTGTTCTCAGAAAGAGCCTTGTTTGCTCTTCTCATGAAGCTCTCGTTGGTCTTATCATCACCATTGACAGTAACGGTAACATCTACATCGCCACTGTTGTAACGAGGCGTTGCAGTGCCCTTAACTCTACTACCACCCTTACTCATAGAACGAGCGTTACGTCCGTTTGAGTTAGGAACATGAGACTTAGATGTGCTGTTCTGTTGAACAAAACCACCAACGTTAGTAGCCTCTTCTATGTTCTCTTCCTCAAGTTGCTTACCCTTGCTGTCGTTGAATGGCTTGTCTGCCTTATTTTTCTTGCTGCCTTTATATCCTGACCAAGGCTTTTCAGTTCCATGAGGAACACCTGCATCCCAGTCGTTTACATTCTTGCCTGGTTCTGACATACCTGGATTGGTCATTACATCCTTTTTCTGATAATTGTCAGTGTATCCTACGTTTGAATCATATTCTAAAACCAACTCAAACATTCTTTCTGTTGATTCATTCATATCGTCATAATCATTATTTTCAAAATCATCTTCTGCACTGTCATCAGTAATTACTTCATCGTCACTTTCGACTCCAGTTGCTTCACCTTCGTCATCAAGTTTGATTAGGTACTCAGCTCCAGTTTCATTGTCTTGAATGTTGACATTTCCATTGTCATCTTTATGAACAAGAATCTGGTCATCATTCTTCATTAATTTGTAAACCTTTACGATTTCCTCGTCTTCCGCATTTGTAAAGTCATACTCATCGTCTGATATTTTGTACTTATCAAAATCAGCCCATTCATCGCCATCTTCGCCCTCATCTTCTACACCGTCAATTGCGTCATCTACTTCGCCCTCATCGTCAGTTTCACCTGCGACTTCATCAGACTCCATATCTTCATCACCTTCAGTGTCAGCAGAATCAGCGTCCGTACCAGCGTCAGTGCCTTCTACGCCATCCGTAGGAGCTTCACTTGATTCGGCATCATCTGTAATATCAGAACTAGTATCTTCCACTTCCTCTTCTTCGTAGTCCTCATCATTGCCCTCAGACAATAACTTGGCATATGTATCACGCACAGCTTCATCCAAAAGGGTCTTGACTGCGCTTTCGGTATTTTCCCTCAAAGAGTTTGCGAGTGTGTTGTAATCTAATAAAGATTCTCTAACTACTTTGCTTCTAATATTTTTGCTCATTTAGAAAATATTTTTAATACATTATTTTAAATATAAATATAGCACAAATAGAAAAAAATTACGTTAAATCCCTAAAATAATAGCATTTAACTGTTTTTTCATACTTGCATTATATATAAGTTATTATATAAATATTTGTGTTGTCTCAAATATTTATAATAAAAAATACTAAAATGGAAAAAAACGAGCTAGATATACAGTTATTGAAAGCAGGTGTTAAAAGACCTGATTTGGAAATTATTAAAGAAGGAAAAACAGGTCATGGCATCCTAATTGAACACGATGGATATATGTACATCAAAGAAAACAGACAAATTAAAGAAAGTCTTGAAAACGGTGAGTGGCATGTTCCATACCCATTCATTGTTGACGCTGTGTTCCAAAAATTTGGAATCAAAAACGCAAACGGAAGAATATATCCTGAAGAAGTTTTGAAAAAACAAGTTGAATTATATCAACAGAAAATTGATGAAAGAAGAGCAATAGGTGAATTAAATCACCCAGCAGAGTCAACAATTGACCTTGATAGAATTGCAATCAATATCATAGAGCTTCATTGGGAAGGTAGAACACTAGTTGGAAAACTTGAAATAAACACTTCATATGGCTTCAGAAAACATGGAATAGTTTCAACTCGCGGAGACCAAATGGCCAATTTGCTACTCAATGGAATAAAGATAGGGGTATCTTCTAGAGGTGTCGGTTCTGTAGAGCAGAAATTAGGACAATACATCGTTGGTGACGATTTTGAACTAATCTGTTGGGATGTTGTTAGTGACCCATCAACTCCAGGTGCTTACGTTGGACAACCAGAGGAATTGCAACAGTATGTTGAAAATGACACAACAAACAAAGGAAAATCAACCATCAATGAAAAAATAAGTAAGATTAAAAGCATACTTAATTCGTGAAAATTATAATTACTGAATACCCAAGGTTAAACCATTGGAGAAATCTTAGAAAATTTAATTAAATTTGGCATGAAAAAAATTCTTATAAACGAAGGACAATACAAAATATTAAACGAATATCATCATGCATATGACAATGGTTTACAAAATGATGCTGTAGAAATTGCCAATGAAGTTTGTGAACTTGTAAAGCAAGGATGGACTAAAGGCATGCAGATGCAATTTGACAGTGACTATAAACTGTCTACCCCTTATACTTACACTTTAAAATGTTTTGGTGAAAGCAAAAAGTTGTATGTGTACGCTTGGAACGAACCAGAAACTTGTGCATACGTTTACCCAAACAAACTTTACATAGGGGTACAGCTAATAAATGATTCTTTAGAAAATGGTAACAAAGAATACTTAGTACAATCAATATATCACGAATTAGGCCATCTTACAAACGGTGTGTATGGCGGTTATTCTCAAGGAGAAAGAGACTTTAAAAGGCCAACATTTTTTAAGATAAAAAATGACAAATTATATCAAAAGATTTCCAAATGTTTATATAGGTTTTTATCAAGGGAACTTAAAGCAAGATGTTTTGAAACAACTATGTTTTTAAAAAATAACATGAACAGAAACATTACCATTCAAGATGTATATGATAACCGTTGTTCCGACATTTCTATGATGAGAAGATTTGTAAAAAGTCTAAAACACATATCTTCGTTAGGCGAAAGTGGGGATACCATGAATATAATAAACGAATTGTATAAAGACTGTATTAATGATTATAAAAATCCATCTTGGGATAACAAATGTAAAAAAGTGATTTTATATTTTGAGAACAAACTACAATGGCTTAAAAAAAGAGTTGACAAAATATATTATGACTATAAAACAAATTACGAAAATTTTAGCTAAAAAATTTGCTTTTTGAAAAATAATTCTTATATTTTATATATAAGAATTATTTTTTTATGAAACGATTGAACAAAGAATACAAACTAGATGTATGCAATCATGTGATTGTAAAATATGGGAGTGTCAACAAGGACAATCCACAAGTTATTTATGTGAGCGGAAAATGCTGGGTATCCCCCAAAACTCAAATGGACTATGAATATGTCATATCGAGTATAGAGAAAGAAATGAAAAAAAACATAAAGTTATTCTTGATTGACGAGATAAATTTTACTAATAGGTTTATATTGGATTTTGACATCAACACAGATAAATTCAATATTGGCGATAAAAAGTTTCTATCCTTTGATTTCTATCTGAAACAGAATGATTCTGATGTGAAGAAATTAAAGGATTTGAAAGAAATGCTTTCTAATAAAGTGAGCACGGTTGTCAACAACTTAGTTTACCTTTTCAAGGAAAATGGTTTTACTGTGGAGAAAAGAAAGTAATCTTATGTTATATTTATATATAAAATATAAATTAAATATGAAAAGGATTATAAGATTAACAGAATCTGATTTACATAGGATTATTAAGAATTCAGTATCTAGGATATTAAAAGAAGATATTCTAGGAAATGACTGGCGTCAAGGTGATGATAATTCAGTCATGAACAACTATGAGCCATTTGATGTCCAGATTGATAGATATGAGGCTGAAAATGAATTCAGAAATCAGCACGATTGGGGAGCAGAGGGAGAGGAGCAATTTGACCCAACACATTATAACCAAGACAGCAACGTACTAGGTTGGAATGATGATGAAGCAGAAGGGTATGAAGAAGACCCAGATTGGTATAGGGATGATGTAAATCCGACTAACAATAACCCATCAGACGGAGATTTATATGGTGGTACGTTGTAAAAAATAGACGAAAAAAATTATAATACAATAAAAGAGCAACTTTAATTAGTTGCTCTTTTTATTTTACATTGACATCATCTGTTGTAGTTTTCTAAGCTCCATGACTATACTTCCAAGTTTTTCTATGGTAACTTCATGCCTAGATATGCCATCGCCAAGGATTTGGTTGTACAAACCTTCTAATTGGTCTGCACACACCCTAACCGTTTCACTGTCATTAGGATTCTTATATTCTTTTAGCATTTCCTTACTTCCTATATATTCATTAATTACTTCATTGATAATATCCTTCATAACAGTTAATCATCCATTAAAATATCCCTTATTTCAAGTAACTTTGCGATGTCCTTTACAATTGATTCTTTGTTGAACTTCTGTTCTTCCAACTGTGACTTCAATTGCTTCAACTCTGTATTTTCAGCGTCTTCCTTCAACATCTGGTTTATCTTTTCAATGCATTCGTTTTTGAACTTGTTGAAAAGCTTTTCCTTTCTCTTCTCTGCGATTGGACTTCTGAAATCAGTTATCTGCTGAACGAATGACATTTCAGACTCAGTAAGAGTGTCCTTCAACTTGCTTTCAAAGTTCTTTACAAGCTTGCTAGGGTCTACTGACTCATTTATAGCATCACCCTTGTGCTTGTTCATGTATTTACATATGTTGTTGGTGCTCTCAGCCAATGTTGCAACGTTAGCTACAGAATTCTTCTTGGTGAAGATGTTATGACCAGACTCATATAAGGTTCTCATTTCATCGTTGATAAAATCAGTAGGAATAATATTGTTCTCTTTAAGTATGTTCCTAAACTTTGCGTTTGACTTCAACAATGTTTCCCTATTGATTGTAGGTACAACTGCTTCATATAGTTTCTGTGCCAACTCTTCTGGCTTTAATACATCAGCCATCTTACCACGATAGTTTCTTATTGCATTGTAATAGTTAAACTGACTTGACAAATTGCTGTCTTCTTTGATTAGCTTTACAACATCCCTAACAACTCTCTTGTTGCTTTTGAACAATTCTGGAAGTCTTTCTTCAAATATATGGTTCAAGATACCAAAGTTATTTGTATTAAGTTCAGCAGTAAGCTCATCCTCATGTCTGCTGTCTTCAACTGCTTCGTCTAGCATCTCTTTTACATAACCATAAGCCTTGTAATCGCCTTTCTTAAGTGCTTCGGTCATTATGCTTATGTAGTTTGAAAACTCTTCTTGATACTTGTTATTTTTCATATTGTTAGTATTTTTCTTTTATTGCTTTATTTCTTATAAATATAAGTAAACAACAAAAGGTGCAACATTTCAGTCACACCTTTGTTATCTTATTTTTCATCAACGAATTTACTTAATGCATTTATCATTTTATCAAACTCCTCATTTATTAGCAAAGATTCACTATCATATATATCAGCTCTCTTATATTCAGTTTCTTTTGGATTTTTTTTATGCTCTGTGAGAACGTTCATATATTTTTTAAAATAATCTTCAGTTATGAGTGGTTTGTTTTTGCTTACAGACTCCATTGGCGCGTTAGGGTCATTTCCCATATCGGCTGTTGGCATTGAGCCTTCTGTGCCAGCGATGTCTCCTGTATCGTCACCTCCTGGAGCGCCAAGTCCATCGAGTTCACCTCCTGCGTCCATTGGTGGTGGAGCACCGCCTCCTGGCATGCCTCCTGCCATGCCACCTCCGCCCATTCCACCGTCAGCACCCATGCCGCCTTGTCCTTGCTGGTCATCCATATACTCAGCTCCAGGCTCTCCATAGATTCTATCAACGGTGTCGAAGATACCAGTCTTCTTGATAATTTGAGTGGTCTTTTCAAGTTCAGCAGCGATACCCTTCTCAAGACGTATCTCTTCAAGGTTCTCCTTAATTTCTTTCTCAGACCATTTCATAATCTGCTTCAATGCACGAGTCTGTGACATAACTGGTAGACCATTACCTGGGTCTGACACAGCGTCTCTAACGGCATCAATCTTCTTCTGCATGTTTTCAATCTCAAGTTGTTCTGCTTGTGTTGATGGGTTATTCATTGACAACGTGAAGTTGGTCAATTCATCATTGAAGCCTAACAAGAACAAGTGTATTGATGCGACCTTAGTCAATTCCATCAAGAATGCTTGCTGTATTCTGTTAACTGTTCTTGTGAAACGAATATCCATGAGTGCAAGGTTCTTACCATCACCGACACCCTCTTCAAAGTTCAAGAATGACTTAGGAATTCTAAGTGCTGTTAACACCTTATTCTGCACGAACTTGATGTCATCCAATGCCGTCATGTTCTGAGCAGCAGAAAGCGTGTCAATAGGTGTTGGCGCATTTTCATCACGAACAGGTATGAAAATATCTTGGTCAACTGATAATATGTTCTTACGAAGGTCAACTTGACCAGTCATTGGGTCGATAATTGGAGTTCTCTTAAACTCGTTGGCAATTCTTTCAACATAAGCGCCTACGTCAGCATCGTCAATAGCACCAACGAATATCTTATATACACGCCTTTCAATAGAACGCTCAAGACGATAAATAAGCATCATGTCTTCCATCAAGGAAAGCATACGCCAGTGTCTACGAGCAGCGTTAAGGTAACTCACTCCATAAGGAAGGTATAGTGAATTGGTAAGTAAACGGAAATGAGCAACTTGCCAGTCACGGAATGGAATTTGAGATTGATTATCATCCAACCAAATAAATTGGGTTGACATATCAGCATCATCTTTTGTTATGCCGTTAACTGCTATTGAAGCACCAGCTCCATAAGGATTTTGTATTCCATTTTCAATTCTCTCCACATTAAACACTGGAAGCTGTTTCCAACTTTTAACACCATTCTTATGGTCAATGTCCAATAACATAAACTGATTACCATACTTACACATCGCACGGATAATCATTTGACCAGTAAGCTGAATATTAAGTCTGTTTACAAACAAATCCTCCAATATGTTTTTAATACGGTCTGATTTCGAATAAACATTAACGACCATACCCTTATCGTTGGTTATGGTACTCTCTTCAGAAACAATATCCAATGCTGCGCCTATCTCTGGAAACGCATCCATCAAGTCAGCATCACGATACATAAGTTTAACGTTGTTCAGACCAGCATATGCAGTAACGGATAGATTAACGTTTGCCTTAATCCATCTGTTTTTTAAAAACTTATCTTGTTGAAGCTCTAGCTTTTTTTCAATGTAATCCTCTTTGTCAGTTGTCTTATACAAGACTTCTTTGTCAGTATGGCTCATGTCATATGTATTGACATGAGGAGTGACAATATCTTGCGGATTCCATTGACCTCTTATGGCTTTATCTAGGGCTTGAAATACTGTTGTACTTTTCTTTGCCATTATAAACCTTTTCTATAAAAAATAATTATTTTTATATAAATATCAATTTATACTATCATTTCTAATAATTGCGCATGAGTTGTTAATACATTATAAGGAAAATCATATTTATAATTTGCATAATATAACAATTTAATGTTGTTGTTTTCGCACAACTGTTTTTTCTTTTTGTCTCGCAAACAAATGGCCTCATATTCTTTTTTACCCCCAAATGCATTAACTGGTTCAAAATGTTGTTTACCTTGACATTCAATAGCAATATTATATTTTGGTAAATAAAAATCAAATTTAAAATTATTAAGCCAAGGAAAAACAGTTTTTCCACATTGTTCTATATATTCAATTTTATTGTTAATTAACAACATTTCAATTTCTTTTTCAAGTTTTGATTGTTTACATTTCGTACACCCATAACCATTTAAATGTTGATTTGGGGTTTGCCAAAATTCGCCATGTTTAGGACATATTATACAGATTTTAGCGTGTGAATTTACATAATCAACTTTTGAATAATCGTATTTGTTGCCATGAACTTTTTTAGCCTTTTCAATAAATTCTTCAGTTGTTAACTTCTTTTTTTCTCCTCTATAAATATAAGAACATTTAAAACACCCATTTCCGTTTAGATGACTCGCTGGAGTTTGCCAAAATTCACCATGTTTAGGACATATTATACACACTTTTGTTGAATTGTTTACGTATTCAACTTTTGAATAATCATATTTATCTCCGTGTACCTTTTTTGCCTTTTCAATGAATTCTGTTTTATTACTTTTTATTCCTGTTTTACAACATTTATGACATTTATGCCCTAATAAATGTTTATGCGGAATTTGCCAGAATTCACCGTGTTTTGGGCAAATAATGCAAACATTTGTTTTATTGTTTACGTATTCAACTTTTGAATAATCGTATTTATCTCCGTGAATTTCTTTTGCTTTTTTAATAAATTCTTCAGTCGTTAATTTTTTTTTCATATTTATACATTGTATATATAAATATTAGGAGGATTTAATAAATAAAAAACAATTAATTCACTTTTTATTATTTAGTTGACCCCATTAACCACATATACGTTCCATTTGGAACATTATCATATTTATGTAGATTTTTTCCTGAATAGAATGGCAAACCAACAGAAGGTGAAATAGCAGAGCCATAATTGATTCTAGGCTTGTTCATCCTAATTGCATTTGTCATCATATAGGCATTAAGAATTGATTTGTCCTTGTTTACAGTATTTTGTATTCTATTGACGGTAAACTGCATTACAAACAATCCCATTGCCAATGCAGTAAGGGTATCGTCATGCGCACCGTCTTGGTGGTCTATTCTAGCATTTTCACCCTTGAATATCCATGTCTCCAATTCGTTGATAACCCTAGCAGAACGAATCTTAAACTCATCATTACGAACAAGTCCTGCAAAGTTAGCCAATACTGGATAACGGTTTCCTTGGAAATGGAAACCAGGAAGTTTATCCGTATATCCGTCATAGTTTTTAGTTGACCTCTGTACTGTATATGTCTTTTGGTTTGAATCTTCATAGTAAAGGTTTTTGTACCCCATTTGAAGCATCGTCAATATACAAGCGTCACCTTGACCACCAGTACAGTCAACGACAACAAACGCATCATTGTACAACGTGCCATACTGATAGCACAGCGCACCAATGTCATCACCTAGTTTTTTACCAACATATTCCGCAACTTGTTCTATGATAGGCATTCCGTTTTCATCCCTACCGTCCATATCAATTATCTCTATGGCAGTTCTATCGGCTGACACACCTCTAGATGGGTCACAAGCTAGAATGTATCTATGTCCTTCAATTGGTTTCTTCCAGAACCAAGTCTCTTCAACCAATGGGTCAGCGAAATCCTCAAGCGGCTCTCTGTTGTTAAGTTTCTCTTGCATTTCAATAAACTCTGGAGCAACAACGTTGTCAGCAGAACCCATGAACGATACGTCTAGCTCTTGGGCTATTTTCATTGAGTCGTTATTGAACGACTTGCACATATCTTCATACCAAGGTGCTGTAGGCTTCCATCCCTTATGCTCTAATTCTGCCCACCTTTCCTCATCATACTTAACGCTGCCCTCATCATCTATGATTGGGTCTTGGTCGTACATCCATTCACCTGTGTCTTCATTTTTCTTTTTCCACACAAGGAACTTGTTGAATCGTGGGTCTTGATACCAACGGAACTGAACAGCCACAAAGTTGTTTTCACGGCTTAAGGCTTGTCTGTATGTGTTGTAATACAACTCATCCCTACCATTAGGCGTAGACACCATCACAGTCTTGGAATTTGGGTTTGAGGCCATTGTAGCGGCAGCAGTGGTAAATACTGCCACACCCTCTTCAATGAACGCAGCCTCGTCCAATATAAGCACAGATACAGCAGAAATACCACGAGCAGCATTAGGACCGCTCGCACGTGCAATGACTCTGCAACCGTTGAAAAGCTTTAACTCGCCTTTTGCGTCTTTAACGAATATTGATTTTATGTTTTTTTCTGAATTTGGGTCAGGGCTAAAATACTCACTTCCCCAAATCCATCTTGGAACTTGCTCAAGAAAATCACGGATTTTAATAATAATTTCTTGTGCTTGTTCAAGTTTGTTTGCAATACACAACACAGTCTCTGGGGAATCTTTTGATGCAAACGCACACTGAGCAGTTACCCACGCGCTTGATAATGTTGTGATACCACACTGTCTAGGTTTAATTGCAACCACATTTCTGTTTTCAGCCAATGCCCTCAAGAAAGCCCTCTGTCTAGGGAAACAGTGGAATTGGGTCTTCTTACCTTTAATTGCATTGAAAGTGGATAGGTATTTTTCAATGAACGCTATCCTAGATTTGTCAGCATAGCACATTGCATAGTCTTGCTGGATTTGTTTGTAATCGTATATCATAATTGAAACTTTCTAAATTTTAATAAATATAACGTAACTTTCAAAAGTTATTCATTTATAAATATTTACGAATAAAAAAAGAGCGAATCTTTTACGATTCGCTCATATTTCATCATTCATTTTCTTCAATTACATCACCATCATCTTCCTCTGAATCTAGTTCATATCCATTGGTTTCAGCACCAGTGAAATATGAGTCCTTAATTAAAGATTTGTCAACATTTCTAGCGTTTATTCTATTTGTAAACTGTTGGTATCCGTTGTCATATTCGGCTTCCTTCATAAGTTCTCCGATTATTTCGTTTCCCTTTTCAGTTGATGCTAGTATTTCCTTAACCACATCGTTGAACTCATCTATGGAAATCCTGACAAATGACGTGAACATATAAGGAATCATGTTGGTGTCTTCAACCCTTCCGAAAATCATATCCCAAAGACCAACGCCAAGTCTTAAATCCCAAGGCTCTGCAAGCACAAAATCAGCTTTCTTTATGATATGCATTGCATTTTTCTTATCCTTTGGAAGCCCATGTGATGAGAACAATTCAAACATACCTCTTATTGCCTCTTGGAACAACAAAGGAAATATAATACCTTGAACCTTTATTGTTGTTTTTGAATCACCGACACCCAAATGTGTCTCAACGTAAGAACCTTGCATTGGCTTGTCATCTGTCATTTTTTCCTTTTTAATGAAAAGCAAATAGTCATTGATTATCCTTATTCTTCTGTACAATCTAGGAAGTTCAGGATTTATCCTATCAATGTCGCTGATATAAAGTCCTTCAACCTTTGCATATGTGTATGAAGCACCTTGTATTAAAGCATCTATAAATCTTCTCTTTTCAATTGCCTTATTTGAAAACTCTATATCCTTTATGTCCTTAAACGTGTAGTTTAAATCCACATTTGACTCTGGCCTCAATCTAATTGCGCTCTTAAACTTGATTCTGTCAACCAACTTAAAAATCAAGTTAATACTTTCCTCTGGAATTGCAAACAACTTGTTCAATGCGTTTTCGCATATCTTTTCCAACGAATCCCTGACAGGCGTTTCCAATTCTTTTACCCTTTTCAGAAGTTCGCTAAGTTCAGTCATAAGCTCATCCTCAGTACAAGACCCCAATCCGATAGCCTCAATTTCATCGCACACCTCATTATACCTTGTTTTCAACAAAGTATAATCAAACGGATAGTCACCAACATTAGGGAACGCGCCATTATCGCCTAATGATGTACAGTGGGTTTTAACCATTTTATACAAAAACCTAGGCAATAGTCTTCCGTTTATAACACTAGATACAGAATTTTCGTTTATGTATATTTTTTTCATTATAGACTATTTAAGAACTTGCTTAATTCTTTCTTTGTGAAAGGAATGGAATTCCTTCTCATTTCATCCATAACCTTTCTAGGTGAAACTGAATTCTTAAGAGGCACTATGACTCTGCCAGCCCTAACATCTTTAGCTTGTTCAACAGCGTCCTTGATGTCTTTGTCTGTTTTACCATTGGCAGTAATTCCAACATCAGCTCCTGGTTCGTGAGGGGCTATATTAGGTGTAGTAGTCCAACCAGCATCTTCTATATTAATTACTCCTTCAGCATTAGGTAAAGTTGTTAACTTGGTTGATGCAGCAGTTGCATTTCTTGAAACATCGGTAGGACTTGATACGTCTTGTCCGTTGGTCAAATCAACTTGGAATGGTTTGTCACCACTACCTATTGTGGTGTTATCATCTTCTATTTCGTTTAGCCTCAACTGGCTTTTTGAATAAATTCTACCTTCACCAAGGTTTACCAATTTATTATTTCTTTTAACCAATATTTTCATATTACAAATTTTATATATAAATATTTAGACAAAATAAAAAAGGGATACTTCTAAGTACCCCTTTTGTTTATTTTAGAATGGAGATATAAATGGACTCATCATGTCTCTGTATGCCCTAGGCAACTTTTTCTGTGGCCTTGTTGTACCTACCCTATCATCTAGCACATCATTTATCGTTTCATCAATAATTGATTTCATATTTACTCTAGATTCCATTGGCATGTCACCTTGTGGCATTTCACCACCTTCTGAGTTATCATTTTCCATACTCTTACCATACTCAAGCCATGCGGCCTTATTTTTTGTGGTAAGATTATTAGCAACATCTAACACTTCTTTATCTTCTTCTTTTGGTGATAAGCTGTTAACATCATCCATTGGAGGTTCTTCACCCATTGCATTAGGGTCTTCTCCACCCATATCGTCTGGAGCACCACCCATAGGGTCAGCCATTTGGTCTTCTCCACCCATGTCATCAGCCCCCATTGGTGGCATTGGAGCATTATCTAAATCACCCATGCCATCCACATCGCCACCTAGGGTGCTGTCAGGTATTTCAAGTTTCGTTGGTCTTTCTTCAAAAA